GTGCGGAGCTGTTCCTCCAACCCCCTGCCAAGGGTGTCGCTGCTGGTGGAGAAGTGGACGTTGGCGGGAGCGTCCTCCGTGATCTCAAACAGGCGGTTCTGGATGCGGAGGGTGGAGTCCTCCAGGCAGAGGTAGAGCGTGGTGCCCTGCTTCACGCCCATGCCCCAGACGGCTTCGCCCTTCGCCACCGTGACGGCCAGCCACAGCGCCAGCCAGGATTTTCCCACCTTGGGAGAGCCTGCGAGGATGTGCAGGCCCTGAGAGAGCAGCGTATCCACCACGAAGTTCAGCGGCGTGAGCGGCTGACTCATTAACGTTTCACCGTCGATGGTCAGCAATCGGTTTTCTTTTTTCAATTTTTGTTCCTCCGGATAAAAAGATAAGGGCAGAGACCTCGCCGCAGTCGAGGCTCTAGTTACGGCTGTGCCAGCGGTCGTGGATGGGCTATTTGTCTTGATTGACAGTGTCCTTTCGGCTCTGGTCGAACATACGCCGACTATCGTGGAGCAGCTATTTGATATTCTGATTGGTATTATTCAGGCTATCACGACGAAACTGCCGGAATTGATTAAGGCCGGAGTAGAGTTACTGATGGCTTTCTTTGACGGGGTAATCGACGCCTTGAGTGGCATTGATGTGAATGTACTCATCAAAGGAATCGCCGGAATTGGTTTGCTTTCAGCGATTATGCTTGCTCTCAGTGCTGTTGCCTCCTTGGTGCCTGGAGCTATGCTTGGCGTTCTTGGAATGGGTGCAGTCATCGCGGAATTGGCATTGGTTCTGGCGGCTGTTGGAGCTCTGGCTCAGATTCCTGGGTTGGAATGGCTTATCGGCGAGGGCGGAAATCTTCTTCAGGGAATCGGTACTGCGATTGGCAAATTTGTCGGTGGCATTGTTGGCGGTTTCATGTCTGGAGTCTCCAATCAGTTCCCTCAAATTGGCGCAGACCTTTCTGCATTTATGACGAATGTGCAGCCATTTATCGAAGGAGCCACACAGCTTAACCCTTCCATGCTGGATGGTGTGAAAGCGTTGGCGGAAACAATCCTTATTCTAACCGCTGCTGAT